GGCAATCTCTATCTCTGAGGCTGCTAAGTTGATGAAAAAACGGATGAAGTAATGGACAACGAGTACCTAAAGCGAATCTATGGATTGCTAGAATCTGGCGCGACTTTAGGTACTGGCGCTGTCTCTGGCTTGGTTGGTATGCCTTACGGCCTGTATAAAGGCGTAACAAGCGGAGCTTACGGCACTCCACAAGCCCCAAAAATTGCTGCACGAGAAGCGCAACAGTTTATGGAGCGCAACACCTATCAGCCTAGAACCGCTGAAGGACAAGCAAACTTGCAGCAATTGGCTGGATTGCTTGAGGCATCTAAATTGCCTCCTGTAATGCCAGAAGCCTCATTGTTAGCTGCTATTCCAAAGCAAGCCTACGCTGCTCAGGCTGAACGAGCTGGCATGGCGGCTGAGAAGGCAATTGCTCCTGCTGTGACCCGAACAATGGAGCGTGGCGGTTTACCAGCGCAGTTATTGGGTGACATGAGCCAAGGTTCTTTAAGGCCAATTCAAGCATGGCATGGAAGCGGTAAGTTATTCCCTGAGTTTGACGTTACTAGAGCGCCAGAACAAGGTTACGCATACACTCGTGGCTCTTATGCGGCTGCGGCAAAGCGTGAGGCTGAAGGTAAATATATGCCAAGAGACTCTGCTTATGAAGAAAAGCTAATGGGTCTTTACAAAAACGCAGAGAAAAAACAAGATTACGACTCAATGGAGGTGCTAGAAGCGGCAATGCTTCATCAATCTCCTTCAGACTTGAGAAAAACATTTATTCAAAGTGGCGATTACGAAGACGCGTTTGCTAAGAAAGCAAGCGGCTTAATTGACAAAATTGAGACCTTTCCAAAAGAGAGCTATCTTTATAAGCTGGATGTAAATGATGAGGCTTTGCCTCAAATGCTCCAATATGACAACCCAATTGGTCAGCAATCTAAACAAGTGCAAGAGTTTGCAAAAGAACTTGGCTTAAAAGATACAGACCTTGGTGGAGATTTAATTGGGCAGCTTATTGCCAAAGACGTTACTGGGTTGCAAATTCAGGAAACAATGAAAAAGCGTGGCATCCCTGGCTTGATCTACAACTCGCCAGATGTGCAAGGCTCAGTCAACTATGTTACTTATGACCCTTCACTTTATAAAATTCTTGAAATTAACGACAAACCTTATGAAAGCTGGTTTCCTAAGACAAATCTGCTAGACTAAAGACTTAGCAACTACACCAACAAGCCGTAAGGAATTGGTAAACAAAATGAATAAAGTACGGGAAGAAAATTCTGGGTTTGAATCTCAGAAAGGTCGAGGAAGGCCCAAGGGAGTCCCTAATCGCTCCACTACTGAGTTTAGAGAAACTATCCGTGACCTACTAGAGGGAAACAAGGATAACGTCTCAAAATGGCTTGCAGACATTGCCGAAGGCGATATTACTCAAGACCGTAAGCCAGACCCTTACAAAGCCCTAGATATGCTGTCTAAGCTGGCTGAGTACGCAGCTCCTAAGTTGGCAAGGACTGAACACGTTGGCAACAATGATGGCCCAATTGAGATGAAAGTCACATGGGCGAAATAGTCATCCCCTACTCGCCAAGGGAGCAGCAGTCTGAAATTCACAACCTGATTGACGATAAGCGTTTCTCAGTTGTGGTGGCTCATCGAAGGATGGGCAAGACTGTCTCTGCAATCAACCACTTGATTAAGGCCGCAATCCTGAATGGCAAGGAAGCGCCACGATACGCCTACATCGCTCCAACCTACGGACAGGCTAAGAGGGTGGCTTGGGACTACCTTGTTAAGTACGCAATGCCTATGGGTGGAACTGAGAATATCTCAGAGCTTCGGGTTGACTTCTGGGGTAGACGCATCCAGCTCTATGGCTCAGACAACCCTGAGAGCCTGCGTGGTCAATACTTTGACGGGGTGATTCTTGATGAAATCGGTGACCAAAACCCAAAAATCTGGACTGACATTGTTCGACCTGCACTTGCAGACCGACTTGGTTGGTGCTTATTTATCGGAACGCCTAAAGGCCACAATCACTTCAAAGAACTGCGCGACAGGGCAGAGCGAGAAGAAGATTGGGGTTTGCTTGAGTTCAAAGCCTCAGAAACCAAGGTAATTGCTGAATCGGAGCTGAAGGCTGCTAGGTCAGAGATGGGTGACGACAAGTACCTTCAAGAGTTTGAGTGTTCGTTTGACGCCGCTGTTGAGGGTTCTTACTATGGTTCGTTGATTAACGATCTAGAAGAAAAGAAGCATATCCAAGAGATTCCAAGGGATGACCTTTGTAAGTTGGTCACGGCTTGGGACTTAGGAATGGGCGACAGTACGGCTATCTGGGTTGCTCAGATTGCAGGCTCAGAGATTCGATTGATTGACTATTACGAGAATAATGGCGTTGGTCTTGATAATTACGTCACCTGGCTGCGCAACAACAACTACGACAAAGCCGAGCATATCTTGCCGCATGACGTACAAGTTCGTGAACTTGGGACAGGTAAAAGCCGCATGGAAATGCTGACAGACGCAGGATTAAACATCAAGATTGCGCCTCGTATGGGTGTTGATGACGGTATTCAGGCCGTTCGCCGCCTGCTGCCTCGGTGCTGGTTTAACGTGCCAAACGTCAAAATTGGCTTGAACGCGCTAAAGAATTACCGCCGAGCCTATGATGAAAAGCGCAAAATCTACTTTGAGCGCCCACTACACGATTGGTCGTCACACGCAAGTGACGCTTTCCGTTACCTTGCCATCGGGTTAGACGAATCAACGTCTACTTGGGGCAAATCTATTAATCAACCAGCGAAATGGGTAGTCTGATGCAACTAATGATGAAACAGGGAAACCTGATTGATGCTCGTGCTTTTGCACTTTTACAAAACCGTGTTACAGAGCTTGAAAATCTCGTAAAGTCGTTACAATCGGAGCAACGCCCTAAGTTGGGCAGGCCAGCAAAGGTAAATGATGAGCCAAGACAAACTCAAGTCGATAATCCAAGCCGAGATTGACGGTAGCCTCGGATTCTTAGAAACAGAAACAACCCAACAGCGCCAAGAGGCGTTGCAGGCATACCTTCGCCAACCTTACGGCTCAGAAATCGAAGGCAAGTCCAGCATCGTTACAGGTGAGGTAGCTGAAGCCATTGATGGCGCTTTGCCGCCTTTGGTGCGAATCTTCACAGCTTCTGATGAGGTTGTTCGCTTTGACCCTCGTGGCCCTAACGATGAAGCTGGCGCTAAACAAGCAACTGAGTACGTTAATTGGGTGTTTAACCGAGATAACTCAGGCACGATCATTCTTCACAATTGGTTCAAAGACGCGCTACTGCAAAAGGTTGGCGTGGTTAAAGCCTATTGGGAAGACAAAGAAGATGTGCGGAAAGAAAAATACCGCGACCTTTCTGAAGATGAACTTGCAATGCTGTTGTCTGACAAGACAATGGAAGTTATTGACAAGGATGAAGTAGAGAATCCTTTGCTTGACCCTGCTGGTAACGAAGTGCTTGACCAAATGGGTCAGCCAGTTACTTACAAGTCTTTTAGCGTCACAGTTGGCAAAAAGTCTAAGTCTGGTCGCGTTGTCGTTGAAAACGTGCCGCCTGAAGAATTCCTAATCTCCAAACGTGCAAAGACAATTGAAGATTCTCCTTTTGTTGCTCACCGCCGATTGATGACCCGCAGCGACTTGGTTGCTATGGGCTTTGATGAAGACGTAGTAACAGGCCTGCCTTCTTCTAGTGCGCTAACGTACACACCAGAGCATTTGGCTCGTTTCTCCAATGGTGAATTGGCTGAAGACTTGGCTGGTGGCGATGAGGCAATGACAACCGTAGAGGTATTTGAGTGCTACGTTAAGTGCGACATGGATGATGACGGTATCGCCGAACTGCGCCAAGTGTTCTTTGCTGGCAATGACATTTTGAGCGATGAAGAATGTGACTATGTGCCGTTCTACTCAATTTGCCCTATTCCAGTTCCACACAAGTTCTTTGGTCAATCTCTGGCAGACCGTACAACTGACATTCAGTTGATTAAAACGACCATCACACGCCAGATTCTTGATAACCTGTATCTGACAAACAACGCCCGTGTTACGGCTGTTGACGGTCAAGTAAACATGGATGACCTGCTTACCTCCACCGCAGGCGGCGTAATTCGCGTCAAGTCTGCTGGCGCTGTGCAACAGTTGTCAGTGCAAAACGTGGCTTCTCAGGCTTTTCCGATGTTGCAATACTTGGATTCAATCCAACAAAAGCGCACTGGCGTAACTGAAGCAAGCCAAGGTTTAGACCCGTCTATCCTGCAAAACGTTACTGCTGCTGCTGTTGCTTCTATGCAACAAAGTGCTGCTGGCAAGATTGAGATGATTGCTCGCATCTTTGCTGAGACAGGCGTTAAAGAGCTGTTCAAAGGCATCTTGCACCTTCTCTGCAAGTACCAAGACAAGCCTCGTATCGTTCGTATGCGTGGCAACTACGTTGCTTTTGACCCTCGTGAGTGGTCGAATCAGTACGATGTGGACATTAACGTTGGCCTCGGCGCTGGTAACCGCCAAGAACAAATGGCAATGTTGAACATGGTTCTTGCCAAACAAGAGCAAGTGCTTCAGCAAATGGGGCCAGCTAACCCGTTGGTTTCTATGGGTCAGTATCGTAACACCTTGGGCCGTATGGTCGAAGCTGCTGGTTTTAAGGATTCTGCTGAGTTCTACAAGGCCATCACGCCTGAACAAGACCAAGCAATGAGCCAGCCACAACAGCCGCAACAAGCTCCTGTCCCGCCTGAAGTTCAAGCGTACATGGCTAAGACGCAGGCAGACATTCAAGCCCAACAGATGAAGGCTCAAGCTGACATTGAATTGGCGCAACAGAAAGCTATTGCTGAATTGCAGTTGATGCGTGAAAAGAACGCAGCACAGATTCAGTTAGAGCGTGAGAAAGCATCTGCGAATCTTCAACTGAAAGAAGAAGAATTCATGGCTGAAGCTAAATTGAAGGCTATGAAGGTTGGCGCAGGCATTACTTCTAACGTAGAAATACCAGGGTAAAAATCATGGGATTCTTTGATTCATTGCGAAACATTCAAGACCAACTGTCTTACTCGCCTGCCCCTGAAAAACAAAACCAGATTAAATACAACTGGCAGACTTTCTACGGTAATGGTCAAGACCCAAAAGGTACATACCAATTAAACGTAGATGTAAATGGTCAAAATTTTGAGTTCATCCCTGATTCAATTCTTGCAAAAGGAATGGTCTTTGATGATGGGTCTGGTGTTCAAAGACAATACTACTTCCCAAAGTTGCTTACCGCAGAAACTCAAAATCAGATTAAAGACAATGCGATTAAGTTTGATATTGGAACTAATGCTGATGCAAGAGCAGTATTAGATGGAATGGGAGCGACTACCTCTGGGATATTGATTCCTGCTGGTACGGTAGATATTGGCGCTTCTAAAATGTATGACATTACTAAAACTAGAGGCCCAATTCAAGGAATGGGGACTACTAGCGAAGGCCCGTCATACATCATGCCTGCTAATGGCGCATACGGAAGATATATTGCTCAGGATGGCAAGCTAACAACATTAACGCAAACTAGTGGAAGTAGTCTTTTAGGTAATATTTTTGGTGACTGGGTTGATGACTTAACTGGTTCTCTTGGTGTTCAAGATGTAGCGAATTCTGTAAATGACTTTTTCCAAACAGACGCTGGTAAAGCTCTAAAGTTAGCTGCGCTTGCATCTAACGTATATAACATTGCAACAGCTCCTGCTGCGGCAGACCCAAATGCAGTTGGTGGCGTAACTGGCCCTGACAACATTGACGTTGGCGGCGGATGGTCGCCTGCTACTGGTGCAACTGCTGCTGAGTTAGAAGCTGCACGATTGGCGCTTGAGCCTGCTCCTGTAACGCCTGAGTATGTTGCTCCTGCTCCTGCTCCTGTTGAAGTTGCTCCACCTGCTCCTGCTCCAACAGTTGACGCAATCACAAACGACATTGCAAACTCTGCTGACAACATTGATGCTGGCGGTGGATTTAATCCTGCAACTGGAACTGGTGATGCTGCTACGGCTGCGGCTGCTACTGCAAACCCGCCAATTATTCCTAGTGTTGATTCGGTTGTAGATGAGATAGTTAAAGGCAATGCCGACAAGTCTGCTTTGTATAGCAATGCAGGATATGGCGACACAATGACTAGCGCACAGATTGATGCTTATGACAAAGCAATTGCTGCAGGCATGACTGTTTCTGATGCTTTGAACTACGCTCGTGTTGGATTAATGGTTAATGCCTTTGTTGGCGACCCATTGGGATTAGGCGGTGACCAACCTAGTGGAGCTGCTGCACCAACAGGATTTGCACAAGTTGAAATTCCTTCTGAGTGGAAATCTCCTACATACGCCGCATCTTCTGCTCCAATTGACCTAAACAGCATTTTTAGCAATCAAAATATGCTTGGTGGCACACAATGGCAGAATCTGCCTAATCAACAAAATATGTCATTCAATGATATATTTGCTTCAGGCCAACAACAAACGCCAATGGGTACGCCCGTTGACATTAACCAGATCGTGAGTTCTATCCTTGGACAAGCCGCAACTAGCTAAAAATTTGCTGAACGATGAATTCTTTATGGGTGAACTTGAAGCCCTAAAGAACGCAGAGTTGCAGACAATCGTTTATTCATTGCCTAATCAGGTGGAAGAACGAGAAGTTGCGTATTCCAAGATAAACGCATTACAATTAGTTATCGCGCACTTTGAATCAATTGCCGCTACAAGCGAGATTGCCAAAAAGCGCTGGAAGATTCTGTAAGGAAACTTACACCGTGGTCACGGATTGACTGACAACTTGGGTAGAAAATGAGCGAAGCCACGACACCTACGGGTAGTGAATCGTTAAATGTGAATCAAGCAGCAAGTGCTTTTTTCGGCATGATGGGTACTGACGAAGGCGCTGAAACCAGCCAACCAGAAGAAGTAACCGAAGACGAAGAAGTAATTGAAGGCGAGTCCGAAGCTGAGTTGGTGGATTCTGAAGAAGCAGAGCAAGAGCAAACTAGCACTTTTAAGGTCAAAGCGGCTGGCGAAGAACGTGAAGTTACTCTTGAGCAGCTTATTGAGGGCTACCAACTAGGCCAAGACTACACAAAGAAAACCCAAAAGCTATCTGAAGATAAGCGTGTCGTTGAAGCTGAACGCACAAAGATCGCAGAAGCAAACAAATTAAGAGACCAGTACGCCCAACGTTTGCAGATGATGGAACAATTCCTAAATCAGCAAAACAAAGGTGAAAATCTTGAGGCTTTGAAAGAAGTTGACCCTATCGGCTATGCCGTTAAAGTCGCTGAACAAAACCAACGAGAGAAGCAGTTAGCAGTCCTGCAACAAGAACAGCAACGCATTGCACAACAGCAACAAGCC